ATCGAGATCAACTGTAGTATATTGAGTCACATTTCCTACGTCGTAATTCCATTGATAAATTCTATATGCTGTGCCTATGTAGATTTTATATCCAGCAGCCCCATCTATTGGATCCCATGCAAGAGTAATTGTTTCAGAATTTACATTTGAAACAATTAATAAGATCAATATAAAACTGACAATTATTTTTTTCATGATGCTTTCCTTAATCGAACTGATTCTTCGCTAATTAGAATAACCATACACCACCACTACCTCCGCTAGACAATGTACCTACAGCTGTTCCTATCCTTTCCCCAGATTTAATTTCTGCCTCATTTGTTAATGTTTCCGAATTGTTCCATCCGTCACCATCATCAACCGGACCGTATACTACAGCATGGGCATCTATTGTCCCAGCAGTGTAAGACGAGTCAACGGGCACGATTATGTAATTTGTAGCTCCTGGCTTTGATAATATTTTCCCGTCTGCACCGAACCCGCCCGCACCGGATATGATGTTGACCCCACTTAGCACTATGCTTCCTGATGATCCCGCAGAGCATCCTGCGTATGATGCTGTCGCCGATCCCTGGCATTTGCCATCATACATTGTGATAATGCCGCTTGCGTTTGTAGAGTAATTTGCCACTGCAATGCCTGTTGCGCCTATTGCGTTGGCGTACATTTTTACTGTTCCCGTACCTATGAACATATAACCCCTTGACAACGAGTTAGAGCCACCATTTATTGTCACAAGATTTCCGGTAGAGCCGACAACTACTTCACCTACACTGTGAGTATCTTCCACACCATGACACCCTCCCGCACTGCCACCCGTTATCGGCCCCCCGTTAATTGTCACTCTTGCCGAACCAGCACCAGAACCGCTAATAGCAAGACAGTCTGCCGTGCCGCCAGCCTCTATTTCAGCATTTATAGTAAGTGTATAACTCGAACTAGTAGCGTAGGTAAACGTGCCACCGTCCACACAATCGGCGTCGGGGTTATCTGTTTCCTTGTTTGTGATTTTAGCGGCATTGATTGTAAGATCGGCGTTGTTGGGTATTGTAATTGTGCATCCATTAGCTACAAGTGTATGCCCCCCCGCTCCCACAGTAGACCATGCAACAGGCGAACCGTCTCCAGTACAAGAACCAGTGACAGCCGTATACCATAAATCATCGGCATTGATATTCTTCCCAGCAGCACCGCCATAATAGACAGTGGCAAAACAGGGTGCAGTTAAAAGGATTAAAATTAGTATTAGTAATGTTCTTTTCATGTAATCACCTCTAATCTGTAACCCATGTTCCGGTTACGCTTCCACACAGCCATGTCCAAGCAGACTCACCGCTTTTATATGTTGTGCAAGATACCCTTGACCCTACAGCCTGATTGGTTTCCTGAAAATATGTCTTTCCTGTCGTGTCTGTTCCTCCACTTGACCATGTAATTGTATCGCTGCCTGCACTCTGTATTTTCCAAGCTGAGTTGTGCTGAGTACCCACTATTGCGATAAAGGTATATCCTGAAGCAGCGGCTGGAAGTGTTACCGTCTGTTCTTCACCTCTACCATACGAGTTTATAAGGGTACGGCTTACATAAACAGGCGTCAGTGTAGATGCATTTCCACTGGTACAGTACGTATATGGGTATTCAGAACCGTTACAATCAATATAGACTTCAAGCTGAGTTATTGCAGGAGTAGCAATGACTGGTGATGTTGCCAATACCATTGTTGTCCCGCTTCCTGTTGTTGTCGCATTTTCAACTTGACCATCCGAGTTTTTATACAAGAAATGTGAGGCGGTAGAATTATCCGTTACCTGCGCCCCTGCGTCCTGTAACAGACCGGAAGTGCTATCATATTTGACAAGATGGCCGTCAGTCATTGCACCGTCGAACATAACGGAATAGTCGGCTAAAGCAGAAGCCGAATCCGCATTACCAGTTACATCACCAGTGATATTTCCAACAAACCCTGTTGCCGTAACCACACCATCAACAGTAAAGAATCCGGTTACTGTCGCACCCGGCCCACTGTCGGTAGTGGTGAGCTTCAGAATGTCATTGGCTCCTTCAGCGCGAAACGCAATGGCGGCGTTCTGATTGTCTACCATTGTCCACGTGACAGTGCCCGCGCTCGTTATAGTATTCGGTAATCCGACAGAGGTAACAAAGGTTGGAGCAGTCGCGCCTACCACAGAGCCGCTTCCTACCTCATCAGTGAGGATGGTAAAAAACTCGGCAGAGGTATCAAAATCGGTCGTGGCAACACCGCCACCTGAACCCGGAGGCATGGGAGGTATCGCCCACACCAAACCCCCTATCAGCATTAAACAAAGAGCAACGTACGGTATGTATCTTTTCATATCTGCCACCTCAATTTGAAGTGAATCTAAATTTCATTACTAGAACACCCGGATTAGCCGTTATGCCGGAAAACGTCACCGCAAGGGCAGAATCCATCATGTGATACCCGCGTGTTGAGTCGGTTATAAGGGCCGTCTGTGTCGTCGTATTTGACCTGTTCAATAAAGCAGTACCATTCGTTATGTCCTCACCACCGGAGGTAAGCAGGGTCACATCGTAATTGTCGGTAGGCACACTTGTTCCATCCGGGTCTGTGGTAACATTATATAAGTACCACCCCCTTATGCCATACGTGGCAGGGTTTAGAGAATAGGCCGCTATACCGGATGCATCAGATGTGCAAGTCAGCGTCACATACACGCGCTGAGTCTGAGCATTAATATTCACCCGTTCCGTGGACGTATGCACACACGCCCCGGTTGCCAACGCGTGTCCGGCCAACATCAGCACCAGAAATAAAGCTATGAGTATTTTTTTCATTGTTACCTCCCTATATTTGTGAATCTTTTGCAAGCCAGTATAAAATCCTTTCCACCTTCTTTAATCTCCTTAACGTCCGTATTACAGTCGTTGCTACAGCCTTGATATTTTCCGTGTCTTTTGCGGATTGAGCATCGGTTATTAATTGTTCGTATTCCCCTGATATTTCTGACCACGATGGAAGATTAGTAGCAATATCCGCAAGTTTGGTATTTATCTTATTTTGCAGTGCCACTGCGGCTTCTTGAGCAATGATGTCTGTGACCCATTGAGTACCATCCCATTTCGGATATTGACATGGAACAAGAGTTGTGTAGCCGTCTGGTATCTTACCAACAGCAGTGATAACAGATGGTAAAGCGGTTGCAGTAGAATACACGGTCTTTCCACGGTTATCTTCCACCTGTTTCCATACACCGTCAACAAAACACCTCACAAACCCGTCCCATTCCACAGGGGGCTCCTTGTCTGTTGCATAGGCAGGGATAAGGGGGTGTTGGTCCAAGGGACTTATGCGGGCTTCCCTCTCACCTATAAATTCACCAGTATTTGGTTGATAATCGTATATTTTCATTCTCCACTCCTAATATTTAATGCACCACATAACATTGATGTTTACTGGTCTGGTTTCGCTACCGCCATAACTCCCCACATCATATTGAGTAGCCAGACTTTCATCCATTGTTGTGTGCGTGTAGGGGCCAACGAAATTATCGTCGCCTCCACTTGTCGGAGCCTTCCCATCACTGTGTTGGTGTTCCTCAACCCCGCACGCCTGCTTAGTTCCTACATGATCGCCTGTAGTAGTATCTCCTCTATCGGTACGTGAAGCTCTATCTGGGTCGGTTGTCTGACCATTCGCCCAGCCTCTCAAAAACTGCCCTCTGTAATCAGGAATGTTAAAATGTGTGCCGTCTACGGCTCCGTAGTCATCACTAATTACGCCAAACAGGTCGCTATACGTTGCACGTAACAGGGAACTCCCATCACATTCTAAAAACCCAGCAGGGGGTGTTTCCGTAGGAAATCCCATTATCGTACCTACCGGCATGACGGACACTGCGGATATTGATGTATCCACATACGCCTTTATACTTTGCTGTGATGCAGGTTTGGTTGCCGAGTCAGAGGCCATGTCGTCTTCATCAAGCAAATCTGACTTTGGCATCTTCGTGTCAGCATACGTTTTTACTGCCTTCTCGCTTGGTACTTCCGTATCAAGATTGTCCGCAAGGGTTCCATCTGTGCTGACATCCAGCGTTGATACCGAGCCTAACTCCAATGTTGTTCTCATCTCCCCAGCCGTGGTGTCGTCAAGCAGCGTTTCTGCAAAGGTAGAAATCACTGCCGATTCCCCGGTCCCTGATGTTACAACCGGTTCTCCATCAGCATCAAACGCAAGGTATTTATTCGCCCTGTCAGTTTGTGTCGGCAAAGTAAAATCTGTCGTACTTGGTTCCGATAAGGGAGCGGTTAAGGCCCGTGAATGCTCGTCGCTCAGTTGTTGGGTAATCATGGTGAGTCTATCAAGCCCGTCCTCGAAGGTTTCGTAGAGCGTAGGCATCCCTTCAGTGAAATCAGATTCCTGCAACAATGGGACATTCCTTACAATAGTAATGGTATTACCAGTCGTATAAGTCGCAATAGTTGTTACAATCCCGCCGTCAGAGTAATCATCATTCACTGATGATACGATGTAATCTGTGGTTTCTGTAAGGATTGTGTCAACGCCGTCCGCATCAGTTAGAATAACTTCCAAATCAGACGTTTCGATGATCGGAAAGCTAAAAACAAAATTTTGTATGGATCCATTACAGGCCATTTGTGTTGTTCTATTCGCTATTGTTGATACGGTCAACGTCGGCCTCCTTGAGGTTCTTCTTTTCCTATTAGCCTTAATGTTCTTGGCACAACCTGCTTTTTCAAATTCTCCACCCCTTTTAATCCAGGCTTATTTTTGTATTCTTCAAGGGTTACTATCTGTTTTAATGCTTGAGCGGTCTTGAATAGCCATGTTAAAAGCCGTGGCGTTGCCAGCCAGAATGTCGGGTCCATACCCTGAGTTAGTGACATGGCTTCTCTATATGCCCTCGCCTTCATTTTGCCGATAAACGAATCATCGTCGCTGTCCGCTTCAGCCATAGCGCCCACGATGAGAACGGCGCTTGTCAGTCCCGCAATACGAATTAATTCTTTTGCTTCTCTCGTTGTCAGTGCTTCACCTATACCTTTATTTTTCAGATCAGACAGGAGTGTTGTCATGTCCTGTATCGTGCTTCTCGTTATTGACACTGCCCATGTCTTATATTGCATGGCCGCATTTCCAACCGATGTGCTGCCGATAAGGGATTGAGTCCCGGGAACGGGCCGGAAGCGTCCCATTTCAAGTTTCATTTCTGCGAGCCGCTCCGGTGATATTTCTTCGCTGTTCCACTCCTGTTCGGTAAGAGAACCGAGGAGAAATTGTTTATTTGCCAACTTCATTGACGCATGGAAGCCAGCAAACATCGTCTCTGTCAATCTCTCTGTTAGTTGTTTACCCGGCGCCGTAAATTCTTCCCAGAATGACCGTCCGGTAAAGACTTCATATTTCTTGAGTATCCTTTTGCCCTTCTCTGTTTTAATCCTTGCCATTGCCTTCGTGATATTCACGGGCCCAAGCATGGCAGCAGTGGCCACCTGCTCACCGACAAAAGTAGCCGTCTGGACAATGGGAGATAGACCGAGGTCAAGCATTGACGTGAACGTTCTTATTCCCCGTATGGCAATATCTATCTTGCCGCCCTGTTTCAAAGCTCCGTCATAGGAAAGCCGCCTTCCTTTCTTGTTATTGACGTACTGGTACACGAACTTTTTCAAAGTCCTGTCTGTCTCTAACCCTCTCTCCGTGTAGGTTTCCGGTGTCAAAGACTGCGCGTAAATATCCATTTTCGGGATAATGGCATCAAACATTTTTTTTCGTTCAAAGGTACGGGCATATTGCAGAAAGGCTTTTGTGACGTTTGTTGTCGGGTCAAGATACCCTGTCCTGTGGAGAGCAAATTGAAAGAATTTTTCAAGGGGTAATATCTTCCCGGTGTCATCATCGAGGATCTTAAATATCGCTTCATCTTCCTGATAATTCTTCCACATATTCTTAAATGCCTGAATAAGCCCATCATCCTTGACGGATTCGAGAAATGACTTTCTCGCGTGGACAAAATAGTTTTCCCTGCCCTTTTCAAGTGCCTTTGTCGCAAGAAGGTAATCGAGGGCGTTTCTGAAATACTCTTGCATAAAATGAGCATAATCCAACTGTTCAGGTGTCATATCCCGCGCCAGCATTTCTTTGATATCATCCGGTGATTCGAGGAAGTTCATTATCTTGTCGTCTTGCGGTATCGCCCGGTCTACAAGGCCGCGCTTTCGTGATTTCTCTGACTTCTTAGCCAGCTTATAGGCTTTCGTTTCCACGTTGTGGTACTGCATGTCCGCGCCCATCATTGCCTTGGTCATGTCATCAACAAGGAGTTGATAAAACACATTCTGTTCCCTGAGTGCTGTATCCCACCGGAAGGAATCAAGAGCGCCGACCTGGACGGTTGCCAGTTTCTCAATGGGAACATTTAATTCTTGTGCAAGTTTTTCTCTCGCCTCTCTCCATGTCCTGATACCCGCAAGATCGGTTTTATCGACTGTCTCAATCTCTCTCTTGCCGAGAAAGGTATCATCATCTTGATATGGTTCAAGGAGTTCCGCGAACTGTCGTAACTGTTCGGTAGTCATTTCATGGACGGGAGGAAGTTCAAGCGCCTCGCGGTAGTTATCCCATTTCTTCAGGTGCCGGCTTTCAATCAGTAACATCAATTCAAACTTTGCCTGAGCCTTCTCTGTGAGGTATACAGCTTCTTCTTCAACATCTTTTAAGAAGTCGTGAAATTCCTGATCTGACATCAGGAGAGGATTTCTGCGGGTAATCTTCTTTAAATCATAGTCAGATAAACCAAAGTAGTCACGGACATTTTTCACCAGCGCCCGGCGATTGAGTATTTTTTTGATAACCTGCTTCTGTTCGTCAACGCCCGCTTGATTGCCTGCCCTGTATGCCGCCCTGCCTGCCTGTTCAGCTTTCTTAAAGGCAGCGCGTAAGGCTTCATCTTCACGGACAAGATCGGCAAGGCTGACCTGTCCGGTGTTCCGGCGTATGACTGATTTAACTTTTGATGTGGGTATTGTTGACTTTAGTTCCCTTGTGGGAGATTCTTTCTTTAGGGTTTGTCTTTCGAGGTCGTCTTTGAGGTTGTCAACGATTTGAGCAACTTCTGTGCCATCAACCTCTTTTTGAGTATCTTTTTGTACTTCGTTAAAGCGTTGCTTGATTTCGTCTTCTGTGAGGCCTTCATTTCGCCATTCTCCCTCTAGTTCCTTTATAGCCTGTTTTTCTTCTTCTGTCAAGGTCTTGATGGTTTCTTTTATCTTTATACGTTTTTCTTCTTTCAATCGTGCGAGCAGCCAATCACCAGGGCCTGCGTATTGTTCCGGCGTTTCTTCCAAAATACCCCTACTCTGAAGCTCAGTAGCAAGGTCATCAAGTGCCCTGCCGCCTTTTCTCGTAACGCCCACAAGCCCGTATGACTGAATATCATCCTTCCAATTATATGAGGATTTAATCTTATCGGGATCAATGCCGCCTGATTTTATGACAGCATCATAAAGGGGTCTCTTCTTTATGACAATACTGCCATGTTTATTTGAAATAGCGTCCCATGCCTCTTTCAAATACGGCTTAACCTTCTCCCACAGATCCCCGACAATCTCTTTTATACGGGCAACAAATTCATCATAGGTGCGTTTTCCTTCGTTCCAGATGGTGCGCCCGATGTCTACAAGGGGTTCAAGGTCGATAGAACCCTTCTCGTTGGTTAAAATACTGAGGTTATCGGCTATTGTCCTTTGTGGTTGCGCCTGTTCTTCCTCTTGAGCTTTTTCCCCTTCATCAAGGGTAACACCCGTCTCACCTTCCAAAACTGCATCAGAATCAATCGTAGAGGCCGTTTTTTCACCCTCATCAACCATGAGGTCATCAATGTTCATTTCTTCAGAAAAAACACGGTCAAGGTCAGTATCGAGGTCTTGATTATCAATATTTGCTTCCTCTTTTATCCGGTCAATTTCCTTTTTGACAGTTTCAGCCTGATTGATGATCTTCTCCATTTTCTTTTCGACAAACTTCTGACCTTCAGGAGTTGCCTTGACAGCATCAATACCGGCTTTCAATGCTTCCTGTGGAGTGGCCCCGCGATTCAGGGAGTCTTTCACGGCTTCATTGACGGTCTGCTTCATGGAACCATCAGGCATAGACTTGACGATTGCCTTATTGACGCTGTGGCTTCCTGTCGTGAGTCCTAGTGTCGAAAGTGCCGTTACCTGAATAGTCTTTTGAATATTCTCTATTGCGTCCTGTACCGTCATGTCGGGTCTGATCGTGACTTTATCAACAACATCATTGACTATGCTGTTTACTGATTCGCCCGGGATCCCCGCAAATTCAGCTTCAACAAGTCTCTGAACGAAAGAGAGTTTTGGTTTCAGATACTTCCCTGTTGGTATGAATTCCGTTGCCATTTCAGATACCATCTTGACCGTAGATGCTGCTGCTGCCCTTTCCGGTGTCTGTCCTGCTTCTCTCTGCTCTCCATAGGATTCACCAAAAGCCTGACCGCCCATGAGCATTAAAGGAATTGCCCTACCGAACGCCATACCTGGTGCAAGGTAAATAATATTATTCAGTGTTGATTGAGTTGCAGAACCAACCACATCCTTAAAGCTACCGGGCATGATATTAGGCATGAGGTCTGCCGCCTGCTTCTCTTTTTCAAGGGCAAACTCGCGGCCTATTGATCTTACCTGTTTTTCTTCCCGCGCTCTCGCTACCCGTTTGAATACTTCCATTGCTTCATCGTTGGACATACCGCTAAGCGAGGCTTGGATAGTCTCAGGGCTTACGGTTTCCTCCAACATCTGCAATATCCGGCCACCTGCTGCCTGTATTCTCAATGGGACCTGTTGAATATTCTTCCATATGGCTTCGCCCCATCCTTCTTCCGTTCCGGTATCGTTGAACGTCTGTATAGCCTTTAATGTGGCCTGCTTCTTTGCCTTCCTTTCGGGGTCAATGTCATAATACTTATCAAGAGCGTCCTTGAAGCTGTACGCTGTGCCTGGATTAATTCCCAATGTTTCAGAGTCCACAAGTGCGAGTGTTGCCCTTGCCGCTTCCTTCGGCTTGTCCCTGAATACATTTGTCACTTTCTCATACAACGTGGGTTCTTTACCTTGCACCCATTGAGGTCCAGTGGAAACCAGAGAAGGGTTAATCTCCTTGTCCGGTAATCCTGAAAGGTCAATACCTTTCGGTTCTGTCTTGTCAGGAAGTTTTGAGAAATCTATTTCCACTATTTAGCCCCTAACTGCTTCTTGATATAATTAATATTTGCCTCAGTGAGAGGCTTCTTGTTCGTGTTCAATATGTTTATGGCCTGTTCGCGTAAGGGATCGCCTCTTTTATCTGTTGCCCTTCTCTGTGGTATCTCTCCAGCCTTCTCCATTGCTTCACGTTTTGCTTTCGGTTCCGGTTTATCCTTTGAGAGAAAGTCAAAAATGAAGGATTTCTTGACTGGTTCCATGACCTTTTCATAATATTCTGAAGGGTCTTGATCTGGATTTGCTTTTGACCATCTTCTAAATGCGTCAACCTGCTTTGCGTATTCCATATCCCCGGCCTGATCTGAACCAAATATGCCAGCCTTCCTGTCTCGTTTAAGGTTCTCTGTAACTGCCGCCTCTGCTGCTGTTCGTGCCGGGTCTTTCTGTGGGTTCAATCTTTGCCGTCTTTCAGTCAGCAAACTATCCACACTGGACCGGCTTAAACCGTTTCCAAGATACGATAATATCTGTGATTCGGTGATACTCTCAGGGTCTTTGACGATCTGAGAATATAATCTTGCGTCAAGGGTTTTGTCCGTCTTAAATCCACCGGTCCCGCCTTCCCCGCTTCCTTTCTTTAGCTTGTCCTCCATCTGTTCAATCTGATTAATCCAGTATTGTTTCGAGTTCTCACCTGTCGGTTCAAGGTTCGACTTCAACACATCGGCGCGGCTGAGCTTTCCAGACACAAGACGGCTTACAAATTCATTGCCTGTGGCTTCCCGTGATAATTTTATGGCCTCTTTTGCTTCAACTTCCTTCTGCTTTAAGGCAGATTCAGCATCTTTTTTATAGGCTTCTTCCAGTTTTGCTGTGTCCTGTTCAAATTTAAACATAGCCCTTTCTGTCGCACCCTGCTTCATCGTGTGAGCATCTTCCAATTCAAGACCTTTTATTCGCAGGGTATCCTTAATAACTGCTTTTCTCGTCGGGTCTGTTTCTCTCGCGTAGGCATCAACTGACCTGCCATAGTCAACTTCCCATAGGTTTGTACTTTGTTCCGTTATTGATTTTACTTTCTGTATTTTAGCATATCTGATGAGATTGCCGCTTAATGTCGAGAATACAAGTTCACCTGCCCGCCTCACGATGGGGTCTTGAATAGAGTCAATATGTTTTTTCTTGAGTTCAGCTATCTTGCTGTTTGTAATCGTTTCAAATTGCTTATAATCCCCGGTCTGATCTATCGTTAATTGAGCGTCAGCAAAATCATTTTTCAGTGCGTTTTCCAACTTTTGAGCTTCAAGAGTTCTCTCTGCCCTTTTCTCTGCCGCCATGTACTGATTATTGAGTTCTGCGGCCTTAAACCCTATATTTGATATGGTTTCACCTATCTTTGCCTCTGCGCGGTAAGGTTCTGCGACCTTCTCAGGAGAAACCATCACCCCGCCTGTTTTAGCGGGTATGGTGTTTTGTCGTCTGTAAACAGGTATTTCCATTATACTGTCACCGTTTTACGGTATGTACCTGTATATTTGCCCTGTCCGTATGCCATGCCAGCGTTCCCTATGCCCTGAAGCATTGTCACACCTGCCTGAGTCCTTCCGGTCTTCGCCGCGTTCTTACCGTAAAATCGCATGAGGTTAGCTTCGTTAATTGCTTGCGTGTAATCCACATCTCCACCCCACCGGATAGCGAGAGCATCTTTTTCTGCTTTTGCCGCACTGTCGGCCATAACCAGCAAGGGGGAGCCTTCATCGAGTGTAACACCGGATTTGGCATACATAGCCCGCATCTTTGCAATGTGTTCTCTCGATTGTTCCCTTGACAGCGATTCATCCCACATGGCTTTAGTTTTAAGCTGTTCTGCTTCCTGTTCCTTTAGTTGAGCGTTAAATTCATAGGCTTTCTTTTCTGCTTCTCCGGCCTGCGCCTGTGCATTTGCGGACATTGCCGATCCAACTACCCCTGTAACGAGTGATATAATGCCGATAACTGTGCTCATTCTTTTACATCCTCCTTACAGAGTCCATACAGGTATTGATCGTACAGCACACCGTCATGGAGATAGGATTTTCTATTAATGCCTTCCTGGATAAACCCCATGTGCTTTACCGCCGCCTGACATGGGTAATTTCCTTTCGGTATCATTGCAATACATTTTAACGCCTTTGTCTTTTCAAAGAACCACTTCCGTACCTGATAACCGGCCTCCATGACACATGATCCGCGATATTCTTTCAGAAATGCGCTTTGCAGTTCATAGGTTGTCATGTTCCAGGGAACAAAGAGGAACATTCCTGCCTTATTGTCGTCCTGTTCAACAATGAGACAGAAGATATATGGCGTTCTTATTGCAGCCTCGATAAATTCAGCAGACATAACACCCGCGTTATCGTCAACCATATACTTAGCAATATCAGGATCACGGTATAACGATTGAATAAATTCAACATCTAATAATGTGGCATGCCGTATTGTCATGTATTCTCCGTGTCCACACGCGGCATTATTGCCAATACTGTCATAGGAAAGGGCCCTTCCTGAGTAATGTAAATATCCCCGTTTGTGTCCGGTGTACCTTCAAATGGAAAGTCTTTATCACCGCTAAAAAGTTCAACATCACCGCCGGTCCCGAAAGGCACATTCTTTAAATGGTCTTCATCACGTCCCCACTTTGCCGTATAAGTTTCGTAGAACCTGACCGCAAGCCAATAAACCCGCTTCTTTTTTCCCTGTGCCGTCCCTTCATTCTGTCCGGCCTCAATCTTCATTGGTTTGATAATAGGATTAAAGGGAAGACCGGCGTGGATTTTGTTCCCGTACCACGACAGGGATACCGCGCCCGACGCAACGAGCTGTTGCGGATGTCTCGCACCATCGACCATAATGTCGACATACCGGCCTTCCAAATGTGATAAACCAGTTAAGTCCTTTAAAACCTCTTTTACATACCCACCGGATGTGTAAGCTGTCCATGCCGTACCGTCGATACCGGACAATTCAAAATCATTTGAACCGGCATTGGCCACCGTATAGGCATCGGTCAAGCCTTGATTTACTTCTGTCATGCCTTCGACACCATAAATCCGTACCTTGTCGCCATCGTGGAAGGTGTGGCCGGCACAACTGACTACTGGAGGATTGGCAGCAGTTATACCGGTTATTGCGAGAGCTGAACCGCCATCAAAGGTAAGCCCGCAATCCACACCGAAATAATCTTTGATTTCATGATAAAAATCATGAGGCATATAGTATTCGACATAACGTTTTGTGTTGCCGTCGATTTCTCGCTGGACAATCTGCCATACTTCGTCTTCTTCATCGTCATTCGTACCTACAGCCACACTTTCTATAATGTCCCAGGTATCTTCATCTGCTGCCTCATTGACAGCCCTGGTAATGGTTAAGGTCACTGTTGACCCGCTTGACGTCTCAACTTCTGCAATGTCTTCAATGGTGTCAATATTTGGCGTTGCTGACCGCTTTCCGGTCACAAACCGGAACCACCCGACTACCTGTTGATCCCGTTCATACACCATGCCGATCAGTTGACCATCAGCCCTGACCGCCCAATATATTTGAATAGGTTCCTGTTGCTGGTCTGAATCGACAATGCCTGATAATGCGCTTGTCGCCCCCTTTGCGATATGACCCGCAAGAATTGTTAAATCAGTTGTCCGGTATCCGCCTGTATCATCCGAGGTATTCCATGAGAAATATATCTCTCGTAACGATTTACCGCCCCGCATGACATACAGAATGGTATCGCCCACAAGTTCAGCGTCGCAGTTCTTCGTCCCGAAAGTAGACTGCTTTCTGACATTTACATTCGTCTGAGTCAATGGTTCTGTACTTGAGGTTGCACCAAGCCTCGATATGCCGCCAGGCGTGCCGAGCATAAGGTAATCCTGTGCAATCATCCACAGAATACGGTCAACCTTCTCAGTAGCCAGTTCATACTTGAATGCTGAATCATCGGCAACAATCGTTAAATCGAACATCCTGAAATCACCGGAAGCAGACCCGTAGACCGTTTGAGGTTCATTGTCTGATCCGGCAAGAATCATTCTCTGTTCAAAGAGTGCGAGGCATCCAGGGTAATCTCCTGCGACAGAAAACGCCGTAGGACAGATAACCCCACCCGATGTGTAGGGTGTGTACGCCCCACCATTCACATCGGCACCGGCATAATCGGTCAATTCAAAAGTGTCATCCGTCGCATTTGCTGTGATAAATATCCGGTCATTAATCTCTGTCATACCGCCAGTTTCTTTGATTAATATAATTGTGCCATCCGGTATGCCGTGAGCAGTGGCAGTAATGACAACCGGATTGGCTACCGTCGCACCCTCTATTTCAATTTCAGTGCCTTCAAATTCGTAAGGATACGCAATACCTCCAGAGGTATAGGCGCCGTAACCTGCGGAATTAATCGCCGCGATGGTAAAGGTATCAGCCGTAACAGTCGTAATCTTGCCATATTGACTATTGAGTTCAGTCATTCCATTGATGCCGCCGAATTTAACCCATTGTCCGACAAGGAGTCCGTGAGCAACTGATGTCACAACGACCGGATTGGCCTGAGTCGCGCCCGTTATTACCCGTTCATCGCCAAAGGTATAGACAACATCAACCAATGTCCATGCCGTGTGTCCTGTCCGGGAGAGTTCCATTTGATGATATGATGGATGAGTGATCCAGAAAATATCGGCACTCTGGACAACCTTCAATTCGAAGAGATCCGCTTCCAAGTATGGTGAAGGTATCTCATAGGCAAGGTCTGTCGCCCCTGCCGTGGCTTCCCAATATCCAGCCGCTAAGTCAGTGGCAAAAACTCCAGGAGCCGCTATTGACGTATGAGCAACAATGCAACGGTAATAATTACCTCCTGATGTTCTGAGATCACCCAACGCATACGCCGTTGAATTCGCCCATGCTGAATAGGCAACAACAATCTGTCCCTGATCTTTATAGAAACGGATGTATTGATCGCCAAATTCAAGGATGTATCCCTGAACGGTAGAAAAACTGAAATTAAACAGTCTCGCTTTTTTGTCAGAGTGTTTTGTTTCGGCAACAAAATAACTGCCAGGCCTGCGCATCCACCCGCCTTGAGGCAAGAGGATGACATTCTCGGCTATCCGTGACGAATTGTAATACTTTGCCACGTCAACCCGTGCATCAAGCCTGGGATCGACTTCACCTGCTGTGGCATTATTTAATAAAGGTGTCGCTTTCACGTTCTATCTGTCCAGTCTGTGTTACCTTTTTCGCTTTCAATATAGTCTTGTGCCTGATTAAGTCCCATAGCGTCATTCAGTGCCATAACATACTTCTGCTCGAATGCTTCGGAATCTCTCCGCGTCAACTTCCATGATGCCATCCCTGCCAGTTTATATTTGAGAGCACGGATAAACTTTGCGGACCACTTTGTTACGTCTGTCACAACAACCGTGTATCTGCAATACAGTGAATTGCCCGTGTTGTCGAAATTGACATAAATATAATCGCCCTCGAGCACATATTCCGTGACATCAGCCCCGTTTTCATCTACTAATTGCATGATTTTTATACAGCTTGCCGGTTTAGAATACCGGTAATCATAGAGCGGATTTGTCGGCGCGGCCGCATAGACAGCATCAGCCGTCAATTCAGAGATTGATTTTGAGAAATGCCAGTCGCCATCTTCTAAGACTTCATTCCGGGCATATTCCCAGATAGCGTTCATGAGAATAGCCGCGTCTGAATCCTCAGTCATGGCAGATATGGCAGGCACGCCTAATTCAAATAATGCGAGGTTACATACCCCAACCTGTGAATATGCCACGTCACCGCCTCCTTAATAAGTGGGAGAGGTTTTTTAAGCCTCTCCCTGTCCTATTCGTGCTTAGTACGGTCCAAAGTACGCTGAGAGTGTATAATCTTCCGTCCCTGCAGTGATGTTGTAGTACACCCTGAAATATCTCAGGAATGTAATGTTCGGTGAGATCGGAAGAAATACTTCATCCCCCTCGGCTAAATCAGCCGCAAGGAATGTGTGTTTACAGATAGTGGCGTCACCCGTGCCAGGCTCAGATGCCTTCTGACACAATTCAAATTCAATGCCCGTTCCGGCAGTTGTTTTTTTCTCCACCGTAACCCAAACACCGAATATCCGGCCATCACCCAAAAACGGGTTGGTTACCTCGAAATCCAGATAGTTTGTGGAGTTCGCATCCGCCTTTACCTGGACTGATTCTGTTAATCGTCCTTGATATTCTTTATAACCCATTGTGTGCCTCCTCTTAGCTTACAGCCGATTCAGTGATTGTCAGAGCATCGCATACCTGGACAGGTACTCCTCTGAAGTACAGTACCGGCTTGCCGAATGCGTCAGCCACGTTGACATAGTTCACGTTGTTTTTGTCTTTGACCCGTATATCCATCTGGGTTCTGATTGTCCTGTTGACGTAGATTCTCGTTGCGGGATTTTCTCCCATGTCCGGGAGCTGGTTCAATGCCTGAATTAAAAGGTCATCATCAAAGGTGTTGGATGTGCCTGCTGATTCGATGTTCGCAACACGCTGGACGCAGCGTTCATCAGGAATGAACAGGCCACAGCGCCATTTCATGTCGGTGACGTAGGCGATGAATTTCTTTGTACCACCTGAGTCTGCGACGAGCTGCTCACCGAGGAACTTGATTTCAACGCCTGCCTGAGTTCCTTTCGGATAAATCAGATGGCATTTGTTGAGTCCCCACTCTACTGCGTAGATTGAGCAGAGGTCTGATCCTGTCCCGCTATTACTGAGGACATTATACGGCCATGTGCTGTCACCGTTGGGACGAGTTGTCAGACTGTTAAAACGGGTTTTGAAACCGTTGAACGATTTTGCATCTGACGCGAGCGACCCATTGAAGATCGTATCTGCCAACTTCTGAGACATAGCCTCGAGGTGTGCCGCGTCAATTCTTTGGCGCACTTCTGCCGGACTTCCAGGCCCGAGCCTGCACAGTTCGATATCGACCTGAGACATAGCCTCCATTAATGCCATCGGTTCCGTGATCTGCTGTTCAGAATGAGTCGTGGTTGTCGTGCCTTCATTGATTGCCCTAAACGCGATTGTAGGGAGCGCTGACTGTCTGTTGCCAATGTGTGTTAGTGCCTGATTCGCCTCGATGATAGGCGCTTCTCTCACGATAGGATTCTTCCGTGCAAGGGTTTGAGCTACCTTGAGGAAATCATTATCGCCAGGCGCGAGATATTTTGCCAAATCAACTAATGTGTAATACCCCATGCTTATTTCAGCCATGATTTAATCTCCTTATGTTTTCATATCCGGGTAACTAAATAAAAACTGATTACCCGGTATAGTTCCTGTTTGCTGGCTTCCCGGTACTATTGTGTCGGGAAGTATCTTTTTGCCGATTTCGAGAAAGACCTGCATCATTGCGGGATGATCTCCGAGTAATACCGGCTGTTCTGCTGTGCCTCCGACCTTGACAGTCAAGAGTTCTTGCAGTCCCTCAACATCTTTGAACGCGGTAAATGCCGCTTTCACGGTTTCAGCGTTCTTGTTGAAGTCAGGCCCCCATGATGTTTTCAGTGTGTTGATGCGGTCTGCAATCGCTTTTTCAGCATTCTCAGCCATTGTCTTGTCGACCTTCTCGACAAATGAGTTCCATTCCCTTGATATGGCTTTTGCCATATCCTTTGGCATACCGGTTTTAAAAGCCACGTCCTTGAACCAATCGGCCAATTCTGTCGTGCTGCCTTCCGGCAATTCAACTTCATACTCATCCGCTTTCGCGGGTACGCCGATTGCCTCACGATATGCCTGTACGTCTTCAGGTTTCGCGTCTGGTGCAAGTTTCGGGATTGAGTTTGCCAGTTTACCTTCGGCCTCTTTCAGCTTCGTTACCGCATCAATATGACCGTTCCACAGTTCGTTTTTGGTCTTGTACGCAGTAAATACCTCATGCTGTTTTAGGGAGTCGGGAAGTTCTGCTCTCCATCCTAATGTTTGCTGTCCGTCTGCCTGTTGCTGTCCATCAGCTACCTGGCCCGTTGCCGTCACATCTGGATTTTGTACATCTGGCATAAAGCCTCCTTGAAAAGAGTTAAGGGGAGTTCAAGACTCCCCTGTTATTGCTTACAGTCCTAAATCTCTCACTACGTAGGTGACTGATACCCTTAGTACCGAGTCATTCGCCGCGTTGCCTGCAATTTCTCCGTCACCTGTGTTCTTGAGCATCAATTTCTTATTGTTGAATGATGTCGCTGCCGCGCCTGCTATTGCCGTAGGAATGACGGTCATTATTGTGTCAACCGTCTGGTCGATGAATCCGGTCATTTCAATTGCGCCCGAAGCATCCACGCCGGATGTCTCATATTCAATTACAAGGTTGTCTGTTGATTCGGTGAAGCCATTGGAGCCGTAATTAAGGGCAAGTGTCGCGCCCAAAAACTGAATGAATTTACCGGCGCCTGGAGCGGCCGTAATCGCAACAGGTGTGCCTTGGAGCGCTTTAACCTGTGCGCTTGTCAAGTCTGTTGTCTCTGTTATGATCTTGTCTGTACCAAGAACTGCACCGGCAACGCAGGTTGTCAGTCCGGTCAATGTCTGTGCGCCGGTTACTGCAAGAGTCCCGCCAACATCAAGGTTATCAGACATGGAACAATGACCGTCCTGTCCTACTTTGAAAGCGTTTGCCTTGCCGCTTGCGGATACTAAGAGAGGGTCACAATTAGCGTCAGCCGAAACAACTTCAAGGACTGTGCCGTCTGTGGGGTTGCCCGTCTTCTGTTCGATACGGACAACAGAGACATCACCAAAATTGCCTAGACCCTGGATGGTGAACATATCTCCGTCTGTCTTTGCTGATGTGATAGTCTGTGCATGCGTCCCGCAAGTGATTGAACCAGCCGCGTCGGGATCGCCAATATCATCAAGCGCCGTAGCGGTTACTGCTATTTCACTGACCGAGCCAGCGTCATTTTCGAAATACAGAGCAGATTCGCCGCCTTTGTCTTTACAGTAGAGCCACCCTGAATTTGATGGAGGATTGCCCGAAGGTGCAGACATTTCGGGAATCTCGATCATCTGGACGAATAGCTTTTTCCATACGGCTGTTACCTTTCCGAGAAACCCTGTTAAACTTCTTCTTGGATAAAACTGTTCCATGTGTTGCCTCCTGCGTGTTAGTAGCGAGGTTTCAAGAACCTCGGTGTTTCCGTGTTTCGGGCAATAAAAAAGGGACACAGTAAGTGGGTGAGCACTCACCTGCGTCCCTCGTTTATTCTTTCGTTCCTGTCAGATTGGCCTATCCTTCAGGAAACCCGTTTATACTCTATCTCTTTAATCCTCCGTTTTCATAATCGGTTTTAGTTCCATACCTGCCCTGTTCAAAAGTGCTATCGCAAAGTTATGATATGCAGTCAGAGTTTCAGGGTGTGCCTCGTTCATAAACATATCGTTGATGCCGAGCTTATCCAGGATATCACACAAGACCTCAAATCCTATGCCTTCCCGGAAGGTAATCTTATATTTTGCCGACATATCCCTTTCAGCTTTCAAGAACTGTTCTTCAGCATGAAGGATATGGAGTGCTTTTCTCTCAGCCACTATTCACCGCCCGCCATAATTGACAATGGCGATCCTTTCTCAACCGTCTTTGACAGTTTCGGCACTGCGTCCGCCATACCTGCCGCCGTAGCCAGTGCATTCTGTTCGGCAAGCGCCGCCTGTTCTGCCTCAATCATTGCCTGAATTTCTTCATCGGTATTGATATCATCAGGAGATACAAGGTCTTTGACTGATTTCTTTGCTATGTTCGTCCACTTGAGAACCTTCGTTACTTCCGGTGCAAGCTGCGCAATCATGCCAATCGAGTTGACCGCGTTCTGAATACCGCGGGATTTATAGAAGGTCTTCCGTGCAAGGGATAACTGGCCTTGATAATCAACTTCAATCTTCAAGGGTATCTGCTGCGATATATCAAGAATGATCTGCGGCGGAATAGGTATCCGTCCCGTAGGCAATCCGTCAGGCCCTGCCGCATATTCAGCCTCAAAGACAACATCGACAATTCTGTCGAGGAACTGTTTTTCTATCCTTTCAGTTAAGGGGGCCATAATCATAGCCTTTTCGCCGGACATCTCATACACCTGTACTTCCCGTAGGTTATGGTTCTCCATCATGGCCTGATTCATCATCAAAAAGATATCAACGTAGCACCATTTGTTGATGATCTGCTGGATTCTGTTCTGCATATCGACGGTATAAGGGATTCCTTTCAGTCCGGTGTCAAGCGGGACCGGTGGTTGTTCATTGTTTTTCAGATACGTACGACCGCCCGCCCGTAAGAAATTACGGCCCCTCAATGATTCCATCATGGCATAAGGTGGATCAGCAAGGCGTGACCCTGCGTTGATGTTTGCCTTTGCTTCCGCTTGAGCTAAGAGAATGTCATTGATAGCGTTTGCTACCGCGCCCCTTCCCCATACCTCCTCATTATTTCGCATCCAATCCCATACAATACACGGGAATGACTTATAGCCTGAATCTTTCAGAAGGTGCTTGTGGTATATCCACCTGCTCGCAAATGGCATATTGTCAGATGTCAGCTTTTGAGTATCATAGTTCATGCGCGGGAATATGGCGTGGGTAATTTCAAGCTGTTCAAAGGGATTGCGTTCTAAGCGTACAGCTAAATCAGGCATTACATCGGACATTTTACCCTTGCCGAACATATCAACGGCATCTCTCAGATATACTTTGTATACCCGTATCCTGGTGTCCACATTGCCGAATCTGTCACGGCCAATATAGATTTCCCGGACATGAGGCACGGTAAAGGATATTCTATTCTGCCCGACAATATAATCAGAATCCATAACCATCGTGCCGATTGTTGGAGCGGTCTTAAACGCCGTCGGAGCAACACCGTAAAAGTTAGAATTAGCAATAGAGGACACTAATATGTCCTGGACATCCGACAACCACTTTGCCACCTGTGGTATATCATCGAGCCGCTTCCCGTTGAACTGCCTCATGGCCGACATTTTGGGAAATTCAACAGGCAACGGGAGTGTGACCCGTAACCACCCGGGAGAGAGCATTGAACCATATAACCCGTGCCCTAATAGTTCAATTGCTTGAGAAGCCGTCGAGTCATAGATAGTTTGTCCTGTCTTTTCACCACCCTGCTCAAGCGCGGTAATCTTCCTCAGGGAATGAAAGCCATACTCGATGCACTCATCTATCAGTGATTCGTATGGTTCACGAATCGCCTTGAGGTTATTAAGGAGATCATTGACTTCTTTAACTTTCCGCTCGTCTGACATCACTGACCTAATTTCTGCTTTAGTACACCGGTGGTGGAGAGATCGCCCGACATACCGGTTAATACCGTTTTCGGCCTGCGTTTCTTTTTTGCCTGCTTGTTTTCAACGGGAGCGGGTTCTGTCACCACTGGCGCTGGCGCCGGAGTATAAACAGGTTGATTGGCAGTGCTGCCACCAAATAACTTTGTGAAGATATTGCCACCACCGCCCATTATGCGCCTCCTAAAGTTTTCTTCAGTACAGAGGGATCAGAAAGCGAACCACCCATTGTCGTAAGCACTGTGCTTGAATACCCTTTTCTTTTTTTCAAGCGGGCCTTCTCTGCTTCTGACTGTTTCCGTGCCTGCTCGTCTAAATCCTCAACTGTGGTATCTGATGTTTTCACCGTGGGGGTAATAATTTCTTCTTCCTGTAATCCAAAGAGGTTAATAGGATCGGTAAAAACCCTATTTTCTTCATCGGACCGGAATATTGACCCTATCGGATCGGCCAGATGAACAGCGTAATCCTCATACTTTTTCAGAAACTTTTTTGTTGAAGGCCCGAATAATCCGCCGCCCATTATTACCTCCTAAGCCAATCACGGATATTAAAATCTTCCGTCTTGTTTGTTGACACAATCAACTCATATAAACTCATATCTTTCATCGTGTTGACAGAACAGTACACAACCGCGTCTGCCTTATCAGGTGAGCGCCCGATCCTCTTGATAATGTCCTCTTTTGATTCTATGAGTATGCCCGAGGAAGTCAGTTTGAACAAAGGAGCGCATAGGTCAGCCTTTAATTCACTATCAGGAGGAAGGGCAATATTAAGACCGGTACGAGGGTCTAACGCTTCCCTAAATTGCCAGTACAGTTCTGCCCGTTTGTTCCTGAATTTGAGCATACCTGATTTGTCCGTTGTCTCTGCCGATTCAGCGCCGTTGATTGCGACGCATTGAATCCTGTTTTCTGTCAGGTGATCGACAACCGAGCCGCCCACACCTATCACATCGACATGAATAGGGGCAGAGTCACGCATTTCCGAGATAATAAGTCCTGCTGCCGTGGGGCCATCAGGTGTCATCTGACCGGGGAATACTTTGAGCGGAGCATACCATGAACCATAGCGTGTGGCTATAACAGTCTTGTCTTTTCCACCTCTCGCAATGTCGGCGCCTACAGAGTCCATTTGCCCCTTCGCGCCGTCCTTTTCCCATCTCTCCATTGCCGCATCAACCCACCCGGAAGGGATTACCTGCCATGCCGAATCGGAGAGGCCAGCCCTGAAATCACCTTGAAGCATCTGAGAGCGCAAGGGTTCCGGTAATGCCTGAAGGATCGCCTCATACCCCGAGTCCATCATGAAAATATTGTCCTGGACCTTCGAGGGTATGAATGTCCGGGAAAGAGGCTTTATCATTTTGCCTTTGTAGCTAAATGGATTGCCGTTCTCACATTCATGGTCTTTGCCGTCTATTGTCGTATACCAGCGCAATTCTCCCGGCTTTGCAGGGTTCGGGTGTTTATCGTCAAGCCAGGGTGCCCAATATGCAACGACCCATTGGCCATCTTCATTTGTCGGCGGATTGCCGGTACAGACAACACGCTTACGCTGATTCTTGTCAGGAGAGCGAAGCCAGCCCATAAGAAACCTGAATTGAGACTCAAGGAAGTGTGTAATCTCGTCAAAAGCCTTTAAATCGTGAGCACGGCCCTGATACCTCTGTTCGTCGCCTAAATCCTTACAAGCCCCAAATTCTATCTGTCTTCCCATGCCACGCCATACATGGTCTTGTCCGTTCCAACCCTTACGTGATTTCAGAAGCTCGTTTAAGAGTCTGTCAACGAGAGCAAGGTTTTGCGTTCCTTCACGACGGTATATAATGCTTCTCTGGTGCGCTGTGAGTGCAAGACCCAAAAGCATATCACTTTTACCTCCGCCTGCGGCCCCGCCGTAATACAGAATATCAGCATCACAGTGGTACGCTTCGGTCTGAGGCCCTGGAAGCGGAACCCATATAGGCGCATTTTCAGAAAGGATGCTGTCTATCTCTGCCAGCTCTGAGTTGGTGCAGTAATCAAGTAGGTCAGCTATCTCGTTAATCGCTGTTTGCGCCATTCTCCGCCTCTTGTTTGCGTTTTCGTGCCGCTTCCGCGATTGCCGCTATACGATTAGCACGCTCCAGCCTTGAGAACTCAATAGGGCCACCATTAATGCCGGTTATTTCCTGTTTCTCAGCCGGCTTGTCTCCGCGCAATTCAATGAGCCGCCACAGAGCGTTATGTTTATCCCAAAGCTCTATTTCAACAGTGGAAGTCTTATAAATCTTGTCGCCGTCTTTTGATTCGGTGATAACCGTTTTCTCTTTTATTTTTTTGATTGCAGAAGCTTTATTGTGAGAGAGTTTATTAAAAGGTTTGAACTGTAACTCCCCGCCTTCCTGGACATCAAAATAATCTTTGATGTTTGCAAAACCGGTTGCTTTAAACTCTTTTATAATCTTTTCGTAGGATATTCCGGCTTTTTCGAGGATTTGTAGCTTAAAATTATCGACTGATTTTTCTGCCGTGTTTAAGGCTGTATTGATGGTATCTTTCTGATCCACGCATAAAGTGTACCATTCGACAAAAATGTCGTATAGAGACAATTAGTTGTCATATTATTGACTTTTAGTTGTCAGTTTCTTGACGCAACTATTGACTTGCTCTTTTTTTAGGGATATTATCCCCTTTATATCCCCTTTTAAAACCTTCCCGGTATGACTCAAAATAAACATCTACTTCGGACTTTATGATAAACACTTCACCATTTGGCTGCTTATAAAATAGCTTATCAAATCCCCTTGATTTTTTCCTGGACCGTTTAATTTTCTTGAAGGCTACCAAAAATGTATCGCTCAGTGTCATGTAGTGTTTCAAATATGCTATGATTGATTTCCAGTTGATGATCCACTCATCGTCATGACTCAATTCTTCACCTCCCATTTATCTTATACACTTGATATTATTTATTGTCAACCGCTTTTTTGTATGGAATATCCTACAAATAGGTGTAAATATCCTACAATCATATTTATCCTTATTATTAATAGCTTACAACTAATAGTTAATGTATGGTGTAGGAAATATCATACACTTTTACTGTTTAGCTGTTATGGTGTTTTAGCGTGTTAATCCTATAATATTATATACTTACAATCTTTCATGCCTTATGGCATATAACTTGCAATTAGTAATAGCATGAACAATGAAACAAAAGCAAAACAAAATAATAAGGAGGCTACAATGGATAGAACAAAGGTGTATTGCAAAGAATGTAATCAGCAAGCGGTAAAACACACTCTTAAAAATGGCACAGAGATTGATATTACTGGATATTTTTATATGGATGCTGTTATGGCTCGGACAAATCTATCCGGCAAATGGTACGATGGCGAGCTTAAATCCCCCGCCGAGCAAAGTGATCGTGAGCGCGATGCTATCACTAATAAGGGATGCAAGGGCTATTGGTCGTTTTCCCAAGTTCTCCTGCCCCCCGAAAAAGGCGAGGAAGTTAAACAAATGGCGATTGCTGTTAGGGATGCAAAGTTGGCCGAGGAAAAAGCCATTTTTGACGCGGCTGTTGCAAACTGCGAAGCATTCCGCACGGTCGAGTATGCTCCGGCTTATGGATGTGAATTGCGCTGGGCGAGACAATCCACCCCTGAAGATAAACTTGCCGACTGGGTTGTTGTTGGTTATGCTGGTAGCCCTCGCGTTAAAGTTGAGTATGAGGCGCTTAAAAAAGTTATCAACGGGCGCAAGTCCTGCGGATCGTTTCCGGGCTGTAATAATACGGTATGGCAGATAAGCGCGGAAGAATGGGATACAATTATTGCCCTGAGCACAGAGATCAGAGAGCAAAAAGAAGGAGCCAAAAAAGCATTTGAGAAAGCCGAGGCCGATGACATCCAACACAAAATTGACACCGGTTATTGCTTTTACTGTGAGTCTTGGTGCTCCGGGGATTGTGGACATTACAGCAATAATCCCAACGTAAAATTTAACCGTGATTTTCGGCAGGCGCAGCGCGAAGCCAATTACGGCATTAACGACAACGCATAAGGAGGCAACGATGATACTCCAATACACAGACATTTTTGATGGTGGTAAAACACGCAAGATCAAGGGAGAGATTACTACGGAGCACAGCGCATCGTCGTATGGTATGCCGGTTATCGTCCTGCCTGATGGCGGAGTTTTGAGCGGTGAGTCCTGGGTAATGCTTGGATACAAAGTAGTATCGCTCACACAAAAAGAGGCTCCTATGATGGAGCGCTGGTTAAAAAATCTGTATGCCATGTTAGGTATACAGGAGAGTCCGGCAGTAATAAATAATAATAAGGAGGCTAACAATGGATAGAACAAAGGTGGTAGTAGGCAACACCGCAGTACTGGAAATGGACAGCTTGAATGTTGAAGTTAAGATTCTCGATACCAAACAGGCCTTTGGGCGT